TTTTCAATCTCAGGGATCGTGCGCCTGTCAGTTTGTTGGGCCCGCTTTGTCATTTGCGTTACATCGCACCGGCAACGCCAGCCATTAGGCGGCATGTTGCTATTCCAAAATGGATCATCAGGAGGCAACGTAATGCCATCCAATCTGCTGTGTTCACGCCTCACCCTGTCATCGCCCACCGTTTCGTATCGTAGCAACGGCAATGCCTCTTGATCGCGCACAACATCTTGCCACTTGCGTGCACTTTGCGAGCTTGCCACCGCATTTTCGTACTCGCTGCGCAGATAGTTTAAATTGTACTGATCGTGCACTTCCAGCGCCTTACGTTTGAATGATGCAAAATCCCGCAGGTTGCCATCTGGATCCTTGAGCTGCTCGCTCATTTCTTTCAACTCGTGGTAATTCTTGAAAGCGCTAAACACAAACACGTTGTCATCCAGCGCTTTCAGCATTTTATTATCCGGTGCATCAAGATCAACCTGGTTCATCTTGAGGTCAAAGCCATCACCAATTGCCTGCCGCAACTCTTCAAACTGCTTTTGTTGCAAATCCTCATCAACATTGCCGGCTTTTGTAGACCCCTTAAACACCCGTTCAATGGTGCTCATAATACCAGGAAAAAATGGCTCATCTTCACCCTGCGCCACATAGTAGCGCACTTTTTTGCCGTACATCCGGCCTATTTGATTGTGCAATTTTTGTGTCAGCCCAGGGCCTTTAAGGCTGCTTATCCTGAGCCGTTTATTTAAAAAGGGCCGCCCTGCCCACCTCCGGGGGGCGGGTCAACCTTGCCCTCAATAGGCACGTCAAACGTCTCTTGTATATAGTCGTTGGGTATTTGATAGCCGCTATCGAGCATCCCTTTGACCATCTTCCATTGCTCCTGCAAGGGCAATGTTTTGGTCTGGTCAAACCGGAAAAAGCGATTTTCAAGTGGAAAGCCGTGCGTAATTAAGCGGGGGATCACCTTATCATTCCACTCGTACTCAAGGAATGTATAGTCAGCCGCTGTCACCTCGCTTTCTTTACGTTCGTGGACTTCACTCTGGCTTTTGCTGCTGCCATTGTCGGTTGTCATGGTTTGGCCAAGGATGAGCTTCGATAGCTGTTCATCAACCAAATCATTTGCCGGTTTAAAGATGTCTTTTGCACCACTTATTTGCGTGTTGCTAATTTCTATCTCAGTGTCCTGTGGAAAGAGGCCATACGCATTTGTGCTCAGTTCTCGCAGCCACTTTTCAATCTCATTGTGCACTTTCTCATCACGGCTGCCCGTCTTTGCGACAATTGGAGGAATACCAAAGCGCTCTTGCAATTGGCTCCAGTGTTGAATGGAGTTCTTTTTAAAAATTACCATTGGGCTGGCCTTGAGCAATAAGCCCAAATCAGTTGGCTCGCCAATAGGTATGTAAAAATCGCTTTCAGGCAGCTGATTGTAAGGAATAATCTTATCGGTGTGTAAATCCTCAAGCACGCCATGACGCTCTGGAATGACATGCTCTCTTGGCACCAAGTCCACATCGTCAATGCCATCCGTGCCTACTTTCAGGAATACCAGCGAATAGCCGTAAAAAATCGATTCCATGGCCAGCCGGTTGAGCTTTGTTGCCCAGCGCTGTTTGATAAGTTCGGTGGCTTCATCATCGCGCTCGCCATTCTCATTAAGAATATGAAACGGTGTGTTGAGAATTTTAAGGAAGCGGCTATCCATGACAGCGCTCAGGTGGTTATCCAGCACCATATCCTTATATACCTCTATCAACTTTTGTCTGCGGGGGCGTATTAAGTCAATTGCCCAGCGGTGCGCTTTGCGCCATTTATCAATATCAACCCTATATAAGCCACGCTGCCTGCGCACGTACTTGATCATTTGATCTTGTGCGCTACGTGCATCGCTCTCACGGGTTAAATTGTTATAAGGAATTTCAGAACGCTGTGAGAAACTTCTTTTTACTTTTGCGCCCTTTCCTTTGTAATTTGTCAAATCTTTCATTCTATACGAATTTGAACAGGATTATGGCGTAATTACCAATAGTGACGTTGCTGTGCATCGCTGCGAGCCCTTACAGGATTACCAGGATCATCAGTGAGCAAAGGCAGGTCTGTGCCGATCTCACCCCTTGCAGCTTTTTCCAGCCACTTGCGGGCATCCTCGTAATTCTGCTCAATATAGTCCGGCATGGTTTCATTGGCATTGGATTGGTGCAGCAGATACAGTGTAATATCCACAGTGAGCCGCACCAAGTGCTTATTTCTCTTATCGCCAAGTTTCCAATAAGTGGTGTTGGTGGGATCGTTGCCCTGGGTTGATGTTTTGGCCACATACAACTTGTACGTGCCGTTGTCATAATACACCATATCGTCTTCGCTGTACGATGTTGTGTTATCGTACTCCGGCACATCAACAAAGATGCTGCTTGTATCATAGCGATGGTGCAAATAGCTGATAATCTGCGTTTGGGCTTTTTGTTCAGCTTGCATTTGTAGATAAGCGCTGCCGCCCGTGATGGTCTTGAGCACATCACTGCGTATTTGTGAGGGGTAGTCTGCTGGGGTTAAAAAAGCCATTAGTTGTTAGTTATTAGCTGTTAGTTATGAGTATCGGGGTTATCCTCGTTCTCATTTTTTTGCTTGCGTATTTTTTTGAGCTGCTCGCGCTTGTACTTGGCATTGATGATGTAATAGTAACCGGTAACAATAATCAGTGCGGTTGATAAAACCCAGCTAATAACGCTGCCAAGCGTGTCAATTTGGTCGATGTAGTTCGATATAAAGCCAAATAAAATGCCTGTAATACCGCTGATCGATGCGGCCAAATCTTTGAAGCCCATAATCAGTTTTGTCTTTTGTTCCATAACTTGCGTTAATTCCTTATTTAAGTTGTTGATCATTAATACTTGATTGTGTTTGGTTTTCCAATTTTTGGACTAAATTTTTGCGATCTCCCAAAGCGCATAAGTTCCGTAATTGCCCCATGATCAGCGTCCGGGCTGTCATCATGCACATTGCTGCCCCTGTCCCATGCCAGCGTCTGATCAATAGCCGTGATCATGTGCGCGTCATCGCGCTCGTTCCCATTGTAAAACACCATGCCCCTTTCCCAAAACGGAATAATGCTCTCGATGCGATCTTCTTTGTTGGCCTTTTCCTTGTTATCGGGCAAGATGGGTAATTGATACCCGCGTTGCTCACCTTCCAATTCAAAGTCCTCAAGAAAATCGGTCTGGATAAAACGCCCCTCAATTTTATAGTGAACCGTTGCATTTTGAGGTAATGTTTCGTGGTAATCGTACAGCCACTTGACTGCGTGTGTCATTTCGCACTGGCGTACAAATGCCTTGAGGCAGTGGTATTCTTTGCCGGTCATACCCCATATTTTAATGGCTTTGTAGTCAGCCGATTTGCCACTTCTAAAAGACGGGTCAAAATAGGCCACAATCCTGTCGTATTTATGTAATGGCAGCGGCTTTTTATACTGGATGTGCTCAAGCTTAAACCTGCCCGCGTCCTGGATGGGATTGTTTTGGTATTCGGTTTCAAACGGCTTCCAGCCAATCTCATCATTGAGCTGGTCGTAATATTCTTTGGTGTACTTTTCTGGCCAGTTGGGCTGCTTTTTGTTACTAAGCGCATTGACTTTCCAGTGATGCCAGTTAGTGCCGCGTTCTGTGGCCACAGTGGCAAGCACACCCTGCTTGCTCATGCGGTTGTTGACCAAAAAGAAGCGTGATAAACCAATATCCATTGTAGGGATCACCGCTTTGTATAGCCAATCTGTGTATTCACGCACACGGGCGGGATTCTTGCACACCTTATCATCATCAAGATCATCACACACCACAAAGTCTGGCCGGTAAGCGCCATTACGTGCGCCTCTTGGCTTTTGACCCATGCCGAGCGCTATAAAGGCCACATTGTCAGCCGTTGTAAAGTCGCCTTCCTCCCAGCTACCGGCATTGAGCTGTTGGCCGTAATCATTGATAATGCGCTCATTGTATTCCAATTCCGCCTGAATGTCTTGTAATAGCCGTTGCGCTGCCTTTTCATTGTTGCCAATGAGCAGCATGGTGTTCACTTGGCGCGGGTCTTGTATCTTAAGCCACAGCGGGATGAAAATGTCAAAGTGCGTGGACTTGGCCAGGCCGCGCCCCCATTCAACAAGTTTCAATTCCAGTGTGGTGCGATTTTAAGCTTGCGTGACTTGATCGTTGCCATTGTTATTGGTTTGT